ATCGTGTCAAAGAGTATATGAATTATCTTCTTATGGAGAAGATGGAAGACTACACAACTGATATGGATCAAATGTTATATTATTTACCATTATCAGGATCTACATTTAAGAAAATTTACTTCGATGAATTTTTACAAAGACCCGTTTCTAAATTTGTTCCAGCGGAAGATTTAGTTGTGCCTTATTATGCATCAGATTTAAAAGATGCAGGTAGAATTACACATGTCATTAAGATGAGTGAAAATGATGTAAACAAAAAAATGGCTGCAGGTTTTTACAGAGATATAGAATTACCTCAACCAAAAACTGAGCAATCTGATTTAGAGCAGAAGATAGATCAACTTGATGGAGTAAAACCAGGATTTACAGATTACATTCACACAATTTTAGAAATGCATGTCGATTTAAATTTAGATGATTATGAAAATTTTGACAACAGAACTAAAAAAGCAATTAAAATTCCATACATTGTTACAATAGATGAAAGCTCAGGAGAAGTTTTGTCTATCTACAGAAACTATAGAGTTGATGATCCTAATTACACAAGAATAGAATACTTTGTACATTATAAATTTTTACCAGGATTAGGTTTTTATGGATTTGGTTTGATACATACCATAGGTGGTTTATCAAGAGCTGCTACTGTTGCCTTAAGACAATTAATAGATGCAGGCACTTTAAAAAATTTACCTGCAGGATTTAAGTCTAGAGGTATAAGAGTTAGAGATGACGACCAACCAATACAACCTGGTGAGTTCAGAGATGTAGATGCACCAGGTGGAAATATACGAGATCAGTTTTTTAATCTACCTTTTTCAGAACCAAGCACAACTTTATTCAATCTTTTAGGTTTTGTAGTGCAAGCGGGTCAAAAATTTGCTGCGATAACCGATTCCGCAGTAGGTAATGACACGCAAAACAGAGCTGTGGGCACAACTATCGCTTTATTAGAACGTGGTTCTAGAGTGATGAGTGGTGTTCATAAGCGATGTTACTATGCAATGAGACTAGAATTCAAAATTTTAGCAAGAATTTGCTCAGAATACCTACCACCTGAGTATCCTTATGATGTTTATGGTGGTCCAAGACAAATAAAAGCAGCAGATTTTGATAAAAGAATAGATGTTTTACCTGTTGCTGACCCAAATATCATGTCTATGGCACAAAGAGTAACTTTAGCACAGACACAATTACAAATTGCTAGTTCAAATCCACAATTACACAACATACATGAAGCTTATAGAAGAGTTTATGAGGCTTTAGGCACTAAACAAATAGAAACTTTGTTAAAACCACCGCAAAGACAGCCTGAACCAATGGATCCCGCGAAAGAAAACGCAAGAGCATTGCAAATGAAACTGTTAACTGCCTTTGAATTTCAAGATCATGATGCCCATATTGCTGCACACACTGCATTTATGGAGTCCAGAATGGTTCAAATTAATCCTCAAGTGTACGCATTATTACAATCACACGTTTCTGACCATATTTCTTTTAAAGCTAGAAGAGAAGTATCTGAACAGTTTGCACAAGACCCTAATTTAGTTACTATGCAACAAAATGATCCACAATCTTTTCAAATAGCATTTGATAATGCAGTTGCAACAGCTACAGCTGAGATCACAACTCAATTAGTTCAGGGAGAAATGGAAGCTAATAAAGCAAAAGCAGATCCATTAGTAAGAATAAAACAACAAGAAGTTGATCTAAGGGCTATGGACATGCAAAGAAAAGCTGAGGAGACAAGATTTAAGCAAGATCAAGAAAATCAAAGACAATCTAACAAGTTAGATCTTGAATATAATAGATTAGCTCAACAAGATGAGCAATCTGATAAAAGATTAGACATAGCTGAAAGAAAATTAGAGAAAAAATAATGCCATTAAATAAAAAAGGCAAAGATATAATGAAATCTATGAAAGCCCAGTATGGCTCTAAAAAAGGAGAGCAAGTTTTTTACGCAACTAAGAATAAAGGTAAGATAAAAAATGTCGAAAAGAAGTCGAGAAAAAAGAAAAGGTCTTAGTGGTGGAAAAAGATTTGGACCACCACCAAAAAGAGGACCAAACCCGCAAGGTATTAAAGTTTCCTATAAAAGAAAAAAGACAATCTAATCAAGAGGCATACTTCGCAGGTATTATTGATGGCGAAGGGTATATTTCTTACGAAAAAACAAAAAAAGATTATTCAATACCATCTATAGCTGTTGAAATGACAGACAAAGATGTAATTGATAAGATACACAAATTTTTTAATGTGGGTTCTATCGTATATATAAAACCTAGAGAAAAACATCACTTAGATAGCTGGAGATGGAGAGCAAGAGGTAAATACGCAGTAAATATTTATTTTAAAATATATAATTATCTTAGTGCAAGGAGAAAATCTAAGATAGATGAGGTATTGAAAAAATACTGTGAAGATGCTAACGGTAGAGAAAAGTATAAAAAATTAGAAGGAGTATTAAAAAATGTGGTTAAGCGCGATTAAAGTTGCAGTACAAGCTGGATCTAAAA